TTGAACAACTCCCCCAAAAAGAGCCGATTCCCTGAATGGGGGGGGTTATGATTCAATAACAAGTTGTAATTTTACTTTTGAAAGAATATCAGTGTAAGCATTTTTGTATTTAATGGAACTTACTATTGCTTCTGTTACATTGTATTCCTTTGCTACTTGATAAATTGGTTTTTGTTCTACCCAACAATCATAATAAATCGATATCACTTCATCTGGATTCAGACTGCGTTTAATAAGCCCTGATCTTACTGCATGATCTGCGTTCTCTTTATTTGTACACCATTCCAGATTAGACACATGATTATTTAATTTGTTTCCGTCAAGATGATTTATTTGCGGTTTATTAAACGGATTAGGAATAAAAGCTTTGGCAACTAATCTATGGACTTTAAACTTCTTTTTCTTACCATTAGGTGTTGTTAAACTAACTACAAGGTATTTATTATCGTGTAGATAAGGTTTAAGAATGTAACCAGTTTTCCGATTACGAACCCTTCCATAAGTTGATACTTCATAGTTTAGATTATCGATTTGCTTCCACCGTTCCATAGTCACCACCGTTCTTCATTTACAAACTTTTTCTGTTTGATGTATTTGTCCAGCCTTTTATGTTCTTCGTTATGACATTGAATACAAACAGATTCCAGATTATTGATTTCCAATGCCAAATGCGGATGTGTCTTGACTTCTTTGATATGATGAACATTTCTTGCACGTCTATATCTGCCTTTGCGTCTGCAGCTCTGACATTCATAATGATCACGTTCTAGCACTTCTTCTCTTAGCTGCAGCCATTCCTTCGATTTATAAAACTTCATAAGATTATCAGTTTTGATCAAATGAATAATCTCTTCTGTCGTCATGCTATCAACCCCAAATAAAAAAGCGCCACTATAGGCGCCGTTCAATTACTATATTTTATCAAACAAAATTCATCAACCCACAAACAGCCATGCGTACGATATTTTAAGGGAGTTTTCTCAACTCCTTTTTCATATTTTTTTGTGCTGTCTGTGGGTTGTAAAAAAGAGATTAACAAAGCTATAAAAAATAATTTTAGATATCCAACTATATTATTTTCTCACGCTATCATAATAACACGAAAAAAGGTTTCAAAAGTATCATGATAGTATCATTTTTTATCTCCAGCCAATCGTTTCCGCAATCGCGTAAATAATTTCATTCCTCCATCGAAAAACAGTAGCTCTCCCAACATTTAACGCCTCCGCAATCCCATCCATAGTTAAACGCTGTGGCTTTGTCCAATATTTTAGCTTCACCAACTTTTTATACTCATCTGGAAGCTGATGGTATACTTTATCAATGGCTGATGTGATCTCTTCCATTCTTTGCAATCTTTTGTGTGTCAACAACCTGTTAGCTGTTCTCTCTGTCGGAGAAGAAGGGAGATTACTTCTCCCGCCACCGACATTCTCATCTTGCTCCACTCTTTCAAACAATATTTCTTTTCGCAATCTTTCGATCTCCCTCAACGTTTCATGGTAATAATACAACTCCGCTTCAATATGCTTAAATGTCTGTTTCTTTAACTTGGTTACGGTCATACACTCACACCCTCCTGCACTTTCTCGATTCTTGCTTTCAACGCTTGCAACAAACGTTCTTGCGTATCAGTTTTTTCTTGTAAAGCAGCCATTACATCTTCATCCACTCCGCCTTCAACCACCAAATGATGGATGATTACTTTTTCGGTTTGTCCTTGACGGTGAAGACGTTTGTTGGCTTGTGCATATAGTTCCTGGCTCCATGTCAGTCCGAACCAAATGATGTGATTTCCGCCTTGTTGCAGGTTTAGTCCGTATGCTGTACTGGCTGGATGGGCTAGTAATATATCAATCTGTCGATTATTCCAATCTGTTTCGTCTTGCGGTGTCTTTAGCTCTCTTACTCTCAAACTTGTTTTGGCTAAAGCTTTCATCAAACGATCTTTGTCGTGTTGAAAATTGTAAAACACCAAGGCAGGTTTCCCGTTCAACCCTTCGATCAACTCCATAAATGCTTCAATCTTGCAGTCGTGGATGTTTACGATGCTTCGTTCTTCATCGTAAACAGCACCGTTACATAGTTGCAGCAATTTGTTCGTCAATACGGCCGCCGATCCTGCGTCGATCGTTGCCCCATCCACCTGAAGAAGCATTTCTTTTTCAAGTTTCTCGTACGCTTTTCTCGCCCTGCTGTCTAAGACAACCGGTATCGTGTTATGCATGATGTCCGGAAGTTCTAGATAATCTTCGGCCTTCATACTGACGCATATATCACCGATTAGATTTTGAATCACTTGATCTGCCCCAGGCTTTGGGGCGTAAGTAAAAACTCGGTCTCGGTTTCGTTGGTCCGGCTCAAAATACCTTTCACGGAAGTGGGTGATCCTTTTGCCTAATCGCTCCCCGCCATCCAGTAAAAACACCTGCGCCCACAGATCCAACAATCCGTTTGGCGCCGGCGTACCGGTCAGCCCGACGATCCGTTTGATGTGTGGCCGGACATTTTTCAGCGCTTTGAACCTCTTTGCCTGGTGATTTTTAAAACTGCTAAATTCATCGATCACCACCATATCGAACGGCCATTCGTTCCGGTAATAGTCCACCAACCAAGGAACGTTTTCGCGGTTGATAACGTAAATATCTGCTGGCGTATTTAATGCTCTAATCCGTTTGCTCTCAGATCCAAGACAAACAGAAAAACGTAACAGCTGCAAATGATCCCATTTTTTCGCTTCTCTCACCCAAGTGCTCTCGGCCACTTTCTTCGGTGCAATGACCAAAACCTTGTTTATCGCGAATCGATTGTATTTTAAATCGTTGATGGCGGTTAGAGTTATTACAGTTTTTCCTAATCCCATGTCGAGAAACAAGCCAAGCGCCGGCGTGGTAAGAACTCGGTTGATACAGTATTTCTGATATGTGTGCGGCTTAAATTTCATTTCGGCATCCCAACCTTGCTCACCCATTGAATGAATTGATTAACTTTTTCTTTGCTGTCGATCACAAACACCCAACAACCAAAAGATTGTAGTTCTCGAATTTTTTTCGTTTGTAATGGACGTGGCTTTTTCCCTGGCGCTTTCACCTCAACAAAATAAATTTTGTTGCCTGGAAAAATGACAATCCTATCTGGCACCCCATCATTTCCCGGCGATTCAAATTTATACGCTTTTCCCCCCGCTTTTTTCACTTCATCCCGTAGATATATTTCAATCTCTTTTTCTCGCATTTTTCATACCTCCGAAACAGTAGTGTATACTTTCTACCTATGCGCCTTTATATATTTATTTAAATAGGCGTATAGGCGGGTATAATACCCCCTATTTTATCTATTTTTTATTTTTCTTTTATATAAGGTAGACAAAGTAGACAAATATAAATAAATACAGATATATCAAGGGATTTAACGTCTACCTTACCCGTCTACTTTGACATTTTTCAAGGTAGACAAGGTAGACATTTCCATTTTTTAGAAGGTAGACAAAATCAATAGAAGGTAGACAAAAAATCGATGAAAGTAGACATTTTGTTTTTCCTTTTTATGGTTTTTTAACCCTTCTATATCCCCCTTTAACTTTTCCATATGGTCCGTACCGGAAAGGGTTTTTTTCCTTTTCCCATCCCTCTAATTTGTCTAAAATGTCATTTATGGCCATTGTGTCTGACCTTTTCATGTTTCGGATTTCACCCCCAAAACATTCCACCCATATTTCTGCAGCACAAATCCGATCCCGTTCAACGGTTTCGGTTTCAATTTTTCCGAATTCGGCAGACCAGTATAATTTTCTCGATCCAATATCCCGCTTTTGCCAGTCAACAGGTACTCGACGTTCGACAAATTCCCGAATCATTCCTTCTCTTGGATCTTGTTCAGCGTGCCCTTCCTGCTGACGTTTAGCCTCCTCTGCCAGTTCTCCCGTGAGAAACAGAGGCTCCCCAAGCCGCCAATACATCACAGCCTCAGCCCATAACTGATCCACTTCCCCATCTAAGTCTTTGAAAACACTTTTTGTAGGTTTTTGCAAACCCACATCAATCGGCAAAAAACGTCTTCCACCTGTTGGATCCTTTAAATAGTCACTTCGATTGCTTGTCCCAAAAAAGACACACCGTCTTGGATGCTTTTCAGCCTTTCTTGCGTATGCCGCCCGATAGTGGTCTTCTGTTCGGCTCAAAAACCCCTTGATCGTTTGAACATCTGTTTTGTTGTAGGCGCTCATTTCGCCTACTTCGACGATCCAAACACCTTGCAGCAATTCAGCTGCTTCTTTTCCGTCAAATGATTCAATACTGTTCGAAAACCAAGATTTCCCCATTTTTTGAATGAGGGTTGTTTTTCCGAGGCCTTGCGCCCCCGTTAAAACAGGCATGGTGTCGTATTTAATGCCCGGTTGCATGGCTCTGGCAACGGCAGCAACAAAAGATTTTCTTGTCACGGCTCGGACATATGGCGTGTCCTCAGCTCCAAGGTAATCAATAAACAATGTGTCTAGACGCTTAACACCGTCCCATTTAAGGCTGTTCAAATACTCAACTACTGGGTTAAAACGGTTTTTGGCAGCAATCAATACCAAAGCATCATTGATCATGTCTTTTGAACGGAAGCCCAAAATTCTTTCGAGATAACTTCTTAATCCCGCATCATCGGCATCCGTCCACCGGAATTCGCCTTTTTCTTGGTCTCTTGGCGGCCAAGGAAGAGGCGCTACCCCAATAATGGCTTCGGCAAATGAATCCATTTTGATCCTCCCTTTTAAGTTCGGATCTCCTTCAAGAGCTGTCAGAGCATTTTCAATTGTCTTCAAAGGTTGCCCGGTATTCGGGCTTATCTTTAACTTGGATATCCAATTTAAATCTTCTTTCGTCGCTGGAGTATTGCTAGGCTCCCCAAAATCCTCAACGGCTTTTTCATACCGTTCTTGGTTGATGATTGCCGCAACTCCCGCATCATTCAAAGCAAAAGCACACATTTCCGTAAAAGACGGCAAACGGTTCACCGGCGTATCTGGTTTGGCTTCATCGTCAAGATCACCAAACTTGTGCAAACGGACCAGGTCAAATGCATTGACCAGTCTCCCGCTGCACGGATCCGTTGCGTGATGGGAGTATAGGAACAGCCCATCTTCATACACAACTGCCCCGCCGACAGTTGAGCCGGCAACGTAGGTGTACCTGTTCGTGTCAGTATCAACTGGCTCATAAACGCCAGGTAAAAACTTCTCAATCGCTTGGTGAATGTTGTACTGCCGACAGAAAGCACCAACAACACCAGGCTTTTCTAACGGATTTCCCTGCTTGGCTGCAAGTCTGACGTGTTTTGTTTCGTCTCCAGGCACCTGCGGCCATTCATCAATGTTCCGCCAATCCTGATAGGTTGCCAAAAGGCCATCGGCGTCTAAAAAAGGCCTGTCTGCATATTGGAACACGTATTGACTATCAGCACAGCATGACGGCCAATACATGAGCCTATGAACTTGGAACGTTGTGGGATCCATGAATGATATACCGATGATGGAAGCTAGTTTTCTCGCTAACGGTTCATATTCATCAGCTGTTGCTGTTCGGTTCAGAGGAACAATCACCCGCAAACGGGGTTTTGCTTCCTCATGTTTGCGGGTGCTGTAGACTGCATAGGCGCATCCAAGCCCTTCAATGCGCCGTAACACGTCAGCTGTACCACCGGCAGGGATGTTATCCATATCCAATGTGATCAAGTCCCTGCCGATGACGTGGTTAGCTTTTCGGCGGTTGCCCTCAAGCTTTCCTCCGACAAACCCGCCGACATCTTTCAACTCATCTTGTTCACGTTTAGGTAGTTTGAGATATTCAGCCAGTGTTTCTGTACCTCTGACAGCTGTTCTGAGCCGATCAACCAATTCTGACCAGTACAACGTTTGCGCTGGCCACACAGTGGCCTTCCGGCTTCCAGCTGCAGATATGGTTATTTGTCTATCGTATTGCATGCAGATCACCTAGTTTCGCCATTTCTTTTAAGGCTCACGCCAAAACGAATTACACTGGATGCAGTAATACCCATCAAGGGTTTCGAATTCTGTACCCGTACCTTCAACCGTATCGATGTAAACATGATTTGATGATTCTTCACATATACAAACGCGTTTTTCGGCTTTTTTCACAATCTCCACCTCCTGTTTCGACGTCTTATTACTGAACTACACTAGTTAAGTTATGTCTCACCGCCCGAATATTCGCTCTTTTCCACAATTCCCGCAACTCTTCTGTTGATAACTCATCAACATACCTACCATCACTAATTCTGCTGATCCCTCTATCTTTCAGTCTATCGATAAGACTTTTTCTCAACGTGTTATGGAGAACGATTACCTTTGGCATATTCTCATTACCCCCGTTTTTCATGAAATCTCTTTTTGAAGCTGAAAATAAACATATCTTCTCAAAATTTTCAGCTCGAATTCTGCGTCAAACAATTCTTTGTTAATTCGACTTTTCGCTTCTTCTAATTCGGTTAATTTAGCTTTCAACTTGTTGACCTCATTTTCCAACGTAATGACTTCTTTTTGAGCTTGTTCTTTACTAGACATGGCGGTTTCAAAGTATTCTTTTAGATGCTCAACGTTTTGAATTTCTTTATGCAACTGATCTTTGTGCTGTTCAATCTCTTTTTTAAGTTTTTCTAGCTCCAGATCTTGTTGCTGCAGCTCTTTTTTCAATGCTGTTACTTCTTCTTGGAGGGTCTGTTTTTCTCCCAAAAGCTTTTCGTAAGCTTCCTTCGTCGGCCGGCAGTCTTCTTTTTCTTTAGCAGAGCCCCATTTTTCTTTTTGTTTGTAGACCCATGCTTCACTTTTCTCAAACATTTCCGCTATCTTTTTGTTGGACAGCCCTTGTTCTCGCAGCTCGTTGTATTTTTCTTCCGTTAGCTTTACTTTTTGCTTTGCCGGTGCCACTTGCTTTTCATTCCTTTCTTTCAAAATATCATCGATAGATTTACCAGCTTTATATTGTTCAAGTTCTTCCGGAGTTAACTTGTACTCTTTCAACTCCGGTTTCCACCCGTCTTGGTAGTCTCTTCTACCAAAACGGATTTCCTCCAATCGGTACGGTGAGATTTTTGCCTTACCCATCATTCTCAAACTTCCCTTCTCATTTTCACGAAATAGACTTCCCCTTCGGTTACCCCCATATAGTCACGCCGATAACAGTGATATTTTCCGTTTGGGTTTTTCCAAAGTTTCCGGTGCCGTTTGATTTTGGCTATTGGAGCAACATAATCAAACCCCCGTTTTTCCAGCTCACGGCACTGTTTCACTAGTTCTTGTTTAGACTTTCCATATTTCGTAATCGTTTGAATCATGCTTCTTTCACCTCCGCAATCGGCAAATACGCAACAGGTATCTGTTGAAAATGAAGATAATAGTTTGATAGATCGTGTAGCTCCAAGCGCCCTGATGAATGTTGACCGGTTCGATATTTAACTATTAAGCAATCGTTTTCGATGTTGATTTCATGCGGCAGTTTTTCGATTTTCTTTAGAAACTTGGTAAACAGTTTGTAATCAACAACAAGGGAAGTACTTTCAAGCTGTACTGGCAGCACTTTTGAAGGATTGTAAAGCCTTTCTAGTTTTTCTAATTCTCTTAGTTTTTCAATTTCTTGTTCGTTTAGACACCCTTTTTCTTTCTTGATTTCGGAAAGGTCTTTGATTTTTTGTTTAACATCCGCTTGAAACAACTTCATTTCAGGCTTCAATTTTTCAAAACTGCCTTTTACGATTTTCACAACAAACACCGCCTTTCAATGGATTCGTATAGGCATGATCAGGATTGTGATGTTGTCTGCTACCAAAAAGATCGGTCTTAAGCGTCCCGTAAATAAAAGCGAAAATTCTTTGCATTTCGCTGCCTTGAGCAGTTTCAATGCGTCCAGTAAAAACTGACCGTTTAAAACAAACCTCTCTTTAAATTTTGTAGGAAGTTTATAAAAAGCCCGATCAAAGCCGTTGAATTGGCACATCATTTCGTGTTCTTTAAAACGTATAATCGGTGTTTCTCCTAAAGCTGTTGGAGCGCAAGTGACAACATCAACCGCTTGTAACATTTCTTTGGTTTCAAAAGTGAAAGATTCACTGTTCTCCGGAATTTGCACCAACCGGTCTGTGTTCGGGTAAGGCTTATCAATCTTTTTCCCGGCGGGTGTGTAGATGGAGTTGGGATTTTTATCATGTTCAATTCCGAACACTTTGTACAAACGAAAACTATCGGTCACAACTAGCGAACCGTCTTTATGGTGATATACGCCATGTAATTCGGGTTTACTTTCGCTAGCTGTTTTGATGACCTTATCCGCGTGTTTCATGAACGTTTCATATGTCAACATTTGCACATCAATCCTTTTTGTAAAATTCTGAAATAAACCCTTCCGCCTTCAATGGGAGACCAGGCGCCCATTCAATCGGTTCGCTCATGATGGCTGCGATCTTATCAAGATCAGCTTTTTCTTTCGGTACATCTAGTACAACTTCATCATGAATGTGCATGACCACTTGAAAACCTGCCAGATGTAGCCGTTTCAAACTTTCAGCCAAGCAATCTCTGGAAATCGCCTGAACGACATTTTCCACTAATTTCCCACCGTATGTTGACACCCGTTCCCACTTTTTCGTAGTCTGATTCAAGCCGTAATAGTAAAGCGCTTCTTTTCCGAATTCGTTATCAGCAAGAAACGGTTTGGCGTAAAAAAGTTTTCGTCCGCTCGGAAGGGTAATCGTTAAAAAGTCTAAACCGTTCACAATGTCGCTTTCTCTTGCGAGAATTAACCCTTTTACCCCTGCCGGTTGCCCCGTTCTCATGACGGACAATGCGGCGTTTTCTAAGCTGTACCATAAATCAACAATGCGTTTATTTGAGGATCGCCAACGTCTCACAATGTCCGGCAGCTCTTCTTCTGTCAACCCCATGTCTAACGCACCCATCTGAATCAGTGCGCCCTTTCCTCCCTGGTAACCTAACGCAAGTTCTGCAACTTTTCCTTTTTGGCGCAATTCATATTCGGGATTCCCTTTCTTGATTAATTCGATCGGAACACCAAACATTTGAGACGCAGAAGCTTCATAAATTTTGCCGTGAGTGTTGAAAACGTCCAGCCTCCATTGCTCGCCGGCTAGCCATGCGATTACCCGGGCTTCAATCGCTGAAAAGTCAGATATAACAAACAGATGACCCTCACTTGGAACAAATGCTGTTCGTATGAGTTGGGAAAGCGTATCAAATACACTCCCATAAACCAGCTTCAACGCATCTATTTTTCGGGATTTGACCAACCCTCTAGCATGTGCAAGTGTTTCTAAGTAATTGCGCGGAAGGTTTTGTACTTGTACAAGCCGACCAGCCCACCTACCGGTACGGTTGGCACCGTAAAACTGTAACAGACCTCTCACACGACCGTCTTCACAAACTGCTTTTTGCATGGCTTGGTACTTTTTCACACTTGTTTTAGAGAGCTCTTGACGGATCTCTAACGCTCGTTTAATATCACCGTTTGTGTCTTTCACAAGTTTTGAAACTGTGCTTTTTTGCAGATTGTCCGTCTCAACCCCGTGGCTTTTGAGCCATCCCATCATTTGCTGTGCGCTATTGGGATTTTCAAGCCCGGTGATAGCAGCAGCTTCTTTCATTAGCTGACCTCTAACTGTTTCGTCCACATACAAAGCGCTATCGACCATGTCTTGATCAATTTTCACGCCAAACGCATTGATCAGCTGATCCAATTGCCATAATCGCTGTTCCTGCTCTGGCACGGGGAAATTGGACAATCGGCGCTCGATCTCTTTTTCTACCTCTACATCTTGCCGGCAGTATTCTTTGAAAAGTTCCCATTTCTCCGGCTCATGGTGCGGCAATGTTCTTGTTCTTCCGCCGTTTTTCTTGTTGGGGGTAGTAGGCGTACAAAACAATTTGATAAGCGCTGATCCAATGGACATTTTTTGTTTGTCTTGCGGCAAACCAAGCACTTTAGCTGTTACGCCTAACCCAGCAGTAAACCCGCAATAAAGACCGTGAATCATGGTGCAGCGCCATTGTTCAATCGGTGTATGAAAAAATTTGCTAAGACAGTACCATTCAAACGCCGCATTATAAGCATGTTTTGTAACGTTTGGATCGCCTAGCGCTGTAATAATTTCATGTGGAATTTGCTCCCCTTGCGCCAGGTCAACTATTTGGGTTGCATCGCCATTAACCGAATAAGCGAATAATAATATTTCAAAGTCAGGGCTCTGAACATATTTGTAGAGCCCTGATTCTTGGATATCCACTGTAGAAAATGTCTCAATGTCGATGTTGAGCGTACGGATCATATACCGTACACTCCACCATTAATAGGCTGCCCCGTGATCGGGTCAAATTGTTGCGGTTGTTGTGGTTGTTGCCCATAAGACTGTTGTGGCTGCTGTTCATACGGTGTTTGAGGTTGATATGTTTGTTGTGGTTGTTGCATACCTTTCGGCATTTGGTGATCAATATTAGGCTGAACTGGAGTGCCGAAATCAGCTTCCGCAGCTGGTGCAGATGCTCCTAACGGCTCACCATCTCTTGTTTTTTGAACGTTTGTGCTGATATACACGCCGATCCCTTTTTTCCCGGCGCTGTTGTAAGGAGCGAAATTGACTGCAATCCGCCCATACATACCGCTGTAAACCTCAGTTGGGTCAAGAATCGGATTCAAGTTAATATCGACAATTTTAGGCGGCTGATCGGCTTTCGATGTTGCTGTAAATACCCAATGCCCTTTGCATTCTTCTCCGAACGGCATGCCGTCCGATGGGCGTACTCCATCACCGTCATGAATGGGGATAGCTAGAACAGGAGGTATAACCCCGTTCCATTTTTCTTTTTTGCCAATCTCTTTTGCTGCTTCAATCGCTGCGTCAATAGCTTGCTTTGTAGCGATATCAGATTTCGGAACAAGAATTGTGACGCTGAATTTTTCTTCTCCACCGAATTGGCTTGCACGAGGTTTCAATAAATTCACGTATGAAAAACGTACTTCTCCAGTTACAACACGAGTTGGATTTTGATTTGCCATATTATCACTTCTCCTTTTTGATTGTTTTATTTTGCTTCGTTAACATTAGAAACATCTATAATTTCAAGTTCTGAATCATTAGGACTACCCGGAAAACCAGTAGAAACACTATGAACTTTTATCCCGAATTTCGAGCTTAATACGTAAGCGACATCTTTGGCGCTTTCATCTCTACATAAACGTTCCACTTTATCAAGAATTGAATTTAGCTCCTGATCAGACATCGATTCTGGCTGTTCAATTACAATTTCTGATTGATATCTGAGATTTTCTTCAATTGTCAAAGCCACTTTCATTCGCTCACACCTCCTTCTTGCCCCCCGAAATCACTCGCCGCATCAGGTGTAGCAGTGATAGCCTGACGCTTGTCCGATATCGGAGCAAGTGTAGGTTTTCCAGGCGATTTTTCCACAAAACCCGCTTCCTCTACTAAGCTGCGAAACTCTTTTTTCCCAAGCTGTTTTTCGAGTTTAGAAACAGTCAAAGGCACACGTTCATAAAGCATAGCTTCATCAATGCCGTTTTGCTTCAAGTGTTCGAATGCTTTGTCCATGTCTGTGAACTGTCGCACACTGCGACCTTCAACAGCTTTCCATCCTGGGATCTCGTTTCCTTTCAAACTTTCAGCCAGGGCATATTCTTTCAAGTCTTTTACCCATGCTTCTATCGCAATCGCTTTTTCTAGGATGGCACCGACTTCCTCATTGCTGATGAGAGGCGGTTTCATCATCTTGAAATCTTCAAGCGCTGTGTACTGTTCAGCCCTTGCTCGGCATTGCGCTTTTGCCCGGCAGAACTTGCAATGTTCGCCAGGAACAAACTCCCCTTCGCCGTTGAAAGCTTTTTGGGCAATTGGTTTGATTTCTTCACCCCAAGCAAGCAGCTCATCGATCGAAAGCGACCATTCGGAAATGCTGTCTAGTCTCGGTTGCACAATGGCCAGATGAACCTGTTTGATGGGATACAACAGACTGTATTCCAGGTATGCGCCTAATGCGTACAGTTTCATCTGCGGGTTGTTTTCGGCTGATACCGGCACACCTTTCCCATATTTGAAGTCGGTGACGTAAAGGTCTTCCCCGTGAATGATGATGCAGTCACAAGTTCCGAAACCTTCCGGTGCATATGCGCTGTAATCTACCCTTTTTTCAACTGCTACATATGGCTTGGAAGAAAAGCTGAGTGTAATAGATTGCAAGTATTCAAGATATGTGTCTGTATGTTTCAACATTTCATCCTGGAACAATTCGTGTTTTTTGAATTTATTTAGCCGCATGGTAAAAGAGCGTTGGCTCATTGGCTCAACAAAATACTTTCTCAGCTTTAACTCGGCGATCTCATGAGCCAGTGTCCCTTCTTTGGCGTATTCGCTCGTTGTATCCGGAAACTGCTCTTCAAGCCTTACAGATGGTGTACAAACCAGCCAGCGATGGGCTCCGCTGGCGGAAAGCAAAGCGTGATCACGTTCAGCATGACTCATATCTTTGCACCCATTTCACGCAGTTTTGTTGCAAACGCCCCGTATTGCTCTTTTGGAAGTGCGGTCAAAGCTTGTACACCGAATGAAGCGAGCAGTTGAACCAATTCTTCACGTCTGCCGGCATCAACAAGTTGTGTTGCTGCTACTGCAAGCTGATCAAGTGTGTAGCTTGGCGCTGATGTCGGCACAGCTTGCGGTTGTTCCTGCAGTGTTGGTTGTTGTACTGGTTGTTCAGTTTGTTGTGTTGGTTGTTGCGTTGGCGCAGCTGTAGGCACTGCGCTTGGAACGGCTTGTGCATCTAGTGCTAGTTGCCCTTGCTGGGTTGGTTGAATAGATTCAATATTAGAAGTAATGGCTGTAGCTGAGCCAGGATTTTTATTAATCGCATGAGCAAGTGCTTGTATCGCGTTCACTAAATCAGGCGCTTTGATTTCAACAGTAATATTCATTGTTTTTATTCCTCCTGTTTCTCTTTTTTCTCTTTTTGTGATAAAATCACGATAGGATTGTTTTTCTTAGCTTGTCTCACTTGGCAGAGTGAGACTTTTTTTGTGCTGTGTTGATCACATCAATTCCAAGTTCCTCCATCATCTGAGCAATCTCAACGAGTTGATCGTGAACCTTTTTCCGTTTGATGAGCTCGTCCAAATCGCTTTTGCAGCGAATGAACTCTTTTGCCCACTGCTCAGCCACATCAAAACGACTATTGATATACTCTACCCTAGCTTTATCCAAGCAAGTGCAGCCAAATTTCCATATCTTCTCTGCCAACTTTCGATCTTGTTCAAGGACGTTCATTGTTTGTCCACCTCCTTTCAATCTTTCGGTATTTGTCTAACGCTATTTGTGTATCTGTGAACCAGCATCAACATGCCACCGTTTCGCTTCGATACCAACCAGTTGTTTGGGTTCAGATGATACTTGATCATTGTCATTTTCTCTTTTCTGGTTGGCCGCTTGCCGGATTTCAATATTCATCACCCCCCTCATATATCTCTTGCTTCCGAAATCGTACGATACAGCTGCATCACGAACGGATTTTCTTTCTCAAACTCTTGATCCCGCAGAGTTGGAATATTGTAGGCTTGCTCCAGATCGGTCATCAGATTGGCAAGCCTGCGATCTTTGATAAACTGCGGAGCATTTGAATGGATGATTTCTTTCAATCGATTCGTGTATTGAAGCATTTCACCAGTGGTCATACCTCATCACCTCCTTCAGTTACTAAACCGATCGTGATAATTACGAAAAAGATAATGGTAAAAATAGTGATAATCGGGAGCATTTGCAGTCAACTCCTTTTAATTGAATATTCTTGAAAAATTTTTATCCAAAAACTCTGCCATTTTTGTCGCATGAAAACTCCAATTCTCACCTTGTGATTGAGGATAGTAAACAGGCCCGCCATTTTTGGAATCTAGCATTTTTCTGAAACGAGGTTCATATAAAATATTTTCTAAAATCCACGGTCTACTTTTGTTAATCCGTTTTTCTAAATCTTTCATTGACCAATAAACACCTGTTAAGCGTTCTTGTTGCAACTCTTTAAGTTCTATTTTTTTAATAAGAACATATTCTTCTGGTATTGGAACTGAAATAGTTACGTTAAGTTGTTGATTCAACAATATTTCACCCCCTATTTTTAACTTAAAGTTAAATCATGCCGATGTAGGAACACGGATATTGTCGATATCAACTTTATATAAATAAGCTAAAGCATAAATTACTAATTCTTTAGGTTTTACTTCGCCATTTTCCCATTTCGCTACAGTTTGTCGTTTAACACCTAATTTATCAGCAACGTCTTGTTGTGTCATACCTGCGTTAACTCGCAAAGCCTTTAACGACAATTCCATTTGATTTGCCATTTTCAGCACCTCCCTCTATAAAATAAAGTTTTTCTTAGAATTACTCGCATTTTCTCCGGAAATCTGCACCAATTGTTTTTACTTGTCAATCAATTCATGGATATTATAGGTATTTTACCTAATAAATGGATGTTTGAGTTGACTTCGTGTAAGACAAAGGTTCTATTTACCTTTATCTGGTAACAAAGATATGATCGCACATAGGGATCTCCACAACGCTCATGGCGGTTTACCCTCCCATGTCTCACAGAGTCAAAGCTCTTACATTCCTTCGTTCTACCTATCCATGAGGTGGAGGCCGGAAAAGCTCCTTTACTGGGTCATGCCCGAATGGTACAAATCACTCCGGCTTCTCCGTGCTTCAATTGTCAAGGTCACAAGTCACAGTTGGGCGATTTCCTTTGATTGATGCGTTTTAAGCAACCTGTTTCTGATTCTGAAGATGAGGCATATCTTGAATCATTCTCTCTTCACTAAACGCACATTGACGACGGCCTATCACAAACATAACGCGAATAAGCTTACCACATAAGGCAATCAACGCTTGTTTTCCTGTGAGCGGATTTTCCGGACGGTGACGATAGTATTCATGCAGACGCTTAAAGGCCGGATTGGTGGCGGCTAAGGGCATGGCGACCCGGAACAAAAGGGCTCTTAAACGTTTGCGGCCTCTTTTGGTTATCGTTGTCCGGCCCTTATGCTCGCCGGATTCGTTCTTTCGCAAGTTCAATCCCGCTAATTTTAGGATTTGGCGTGGATGATGATATTGCGAAAGATCGCCGACCTCGGCAAAAAAGCCGACGACGGTCATCACCCCGATACCCTTTATTGCGCTGATTTCCTTAGCCCCGGGTATGGTCAGAACCATCTCGCTTAATTCCTTAGCTAACTCGTCAATACGGGCCGTTAAATCGTCATATTGCTCCATTAAATACCGCAATTCCTTTTTAGCGAATCGTACACCTACCGATAAGCCCACTGATTTTGCAGCGGCTTCCTTAAGCTTTTGAACACGCTTCATGCCGACCGCGCGTCGAGCTGCCTTCTTGATCTCAAAAAGAATGGTTTCTTCAGGCATTTTCACAATGTCTTGGGGGAAAAGGCCCGCGCGTAAGATTTGAAGAGCGGCGTTGCCTTCCCAATTCTTAAAGACCGTAAGAAACTCGGGAAAATAGCGATCCAGCACATTATGGACTTTGGCTTTAATCGCATTGCGATCCTGAACCATTTGATCATAAAGCTTCATGCCTTGTCTGAGATCAGCATAGATGCTTTCGGGCAGCGTGGGTTCGGAATAGCGCCCGTCTTTCACAAGTTGGGCAATCACCTTCGCGTCCTTCGCATCATTCTTTGTCGGCGAATTGTCGTCCAGCTCTTTACTTCTTTTCACATGTAACGGGTTGACTACAACGCATTTAATATCATGTGTTTTTAGGTAATAAGCCAGAGTCATCCAATAATGACCAGTTGGCTCCATTCCGACAATGACCGTATTCTTTTGATGACGACCCTTCAAATGGTCTATCCATTGTGTCAGGGTTTGAAAGCCTTTGAGATCGCTCGTAAACACTAGGCGATTAGCTAGGTCAATGCCTCTAAAATCTTGCGCCCGAGCGACATGTTTGTGCTTAGCAATATCAACACCGACGATCAATGTGTTCTCTGTGATTTGAGAGATTTTGCGATTTTGGTTATAATTCATGTATGAGTCCTCCTTGGTTTCCTAAATTAGAGGTCAACATCCGTTGACACTCCGTACTATACCAAGAGGGCTCTATTTTTGTACAACCCGAAAAACCGCTATTTTGCCTCATTTTTCTTCAATACAGGAATGCTCCTTAATCTAACTTCAATTATCATTCTATTTAACTTAAAGTTAAATGTCAATACCTTTCGGTAAAATTTTTATCTTAAAGTTAAAAATAAATGTTTACTTTTTTAACTTTTTGTTTATAATATTAACTAGAAGGAGGTGAAAAAATGAAAAGTGCTAGAGAAATTCTCAGTGAAAATTTGCAAAAGTTAATAAAAGAAAGAGGAATAGATCAACGAGCATTGGCTGCTTATTTAAATGTTAGTGACGCCACTGTCTCTTATTGGATAAATGGAGATAAATATCCTCGTATAGATAAAATACAAAAGATAGCTGATTTTTTTAATGTACCTAAATCGAGGTTAACAGAAGAACAGCCTAATAATTTAGTTAACATTGCTCCACCAACAATCCCTATTCCGATATTGGGAAAAATTGCTTGCGGAGAACCAATATTAGCGAATGAAAATATTGAAAATTATATTTTTAAATCAAGAGAGAGTCTCCCTAGCGGAGAAGTATTCGGACTTATTGCTAAAGGGGATAGTATGGAACCGACTATTCCAAATGGCGCCATAGTTCTTATTCGTGCTCAACCAGATGTAGAAAACGGAGAAATAGCAGCAGTTCTTGTGAATAACGATGAAGAGGCAACTTTAAAAAGAATAAAAAAAGAAGGAGACACTGTCTGGTTAATTCCGGATAACCCAAAATACCCATTTATAAAAGTAAGCAAAGAACATCCTGCAAGAATAATTGGAAAAGCTATTAGTTATGAAATGAAACTTTAATTTCAAAACGTTTTGAAATTAAAAAGACCAGGCTTATTTGTCTGGTCTTTTCAAAAGGAGTGATAATACTTGGCTAGTTTTACAAATCGCGGAACAAAACAAAAACCATCGTGGCAGTACACTATTAGTAGGTATGTAAATGGTAAATATAAACCAATTCGTAAAGGTGGGTTTAAAACAAAAAAAGAAGCGCAACTTGCTGCTGCAGAAGTAGAAGCACAATTGAGAAAAGGGAGTTTTGTTGAAAATTTAAAAATTGCTTTCGTTGATTATTTTGAAAAGTGGTTTAAACTTTACAAACTAGACCTTAAAGGCCCTACAGTGAAACATTATAAAAGCACATTAAAATATATTAAAGAATTTTTCGGAGACAAACCTATTCAAGATATTATTAGAAGTGAATACCAAGAATTCTTAAATCATTATGGAAAAATCTATTCAAAAGAAACAATGCTTAAAGTACACGGTCATATTAAGTCATGCTTAGAAAGCGCAATTGAAGATGGTATAATTCAATATAACTTTGCTAAAAAAGCAAAAGTTACCGGACTTCCTGCAAAAAATAAAGATGAGAAATATTTAAATTTTAAAGAAAGTGAAATGCTCTATTATGAATTATTTAACCGTTTAAATAGAGGATTAAGTTATTACGCCATTTTACTATTGCTTGTTTCTGGAATGCGTTTTGAAGAATTGGTAGGTCTAACTCGTGATGATTTTGATTTTAACAATAACACTATTCGAATTAATAAAACATGGGGATATAAAAATGATATGCCAAAAGGATTTGGGTCAACTAAAAATGAACAATCAAAACGTGTAATTTCTATTGATCCAAAAGTTATGAATGAATTTAAAAAGTTATTTTTAAAAATGCCAAATAATATTCACAAACTTGTGTTTTTTAGTCCGGTTTCAAAATATAACGTTATTACAAACAATGCTGTTAATAAAGCGTTACGAATTGTTCTTAAAGATTTAAGTATAAAAAATATAATAACCTGCCATGAACTACGACATACACATGCCAGCGCATTAATTTATAAAAAAGCAACTATTCCTTACATTTGTGAACGACTTGGTCATTCTTCACCAGACATCACTTATAAGAGATATTTACACTTAATGAAAGAATTGAGATTAGAAGAAGATGCTGTTGCTATTAATATGTATCAAAATGGATGAGTAGTGTGTGTAGTGTATGTGTATTAAATATTCAAAAATGGTTTTAAATCGTTTGAAAAAGACAAAAAGAAAAACATTGATAAATGCAGTTATATCAAGGTTTCGTGGAATTTTGTTTTAAGATGTTTAAACTATAAAATGCCGATGGTGGGCATCTAACTATAATGATTTAACATTGATATATCAATACTTTTCAAAAATCAAGTGTAGTATTTGTGTAGTTTTTTTATATGTATAGTATTTAATTAATTTTAAGAAGGTGGTAGCTTGGTTTTAAATAAATTACATCCAACGGTAAAAGATTTTTTGCTGAAAATACACACGCTTCATATCGCTACAATGGATCCATCAGAAAAAGAAAAACATTCGCTCGACAAAATTAAGAAAGTAACCATACACAAAGACCACATAAAAGTTTATTACCAACATGAATGGTATCATTACCACGTGAATGGCACTTGGTATTAATATCATGACCGCGCAATGCGGTCTTTTTTATTTAAATTAAACTTGCTATAATTATCCAAAAACTACATAAAAAAGTTTATAATGGACTCAAAAAATGAGGTGATAACATGAAGGGGCAACAAATTATTATATGCCCAAACTGCGGAGAAAATAAAATCCAACCGCTTAGGCCAACATCACATTACGTTTTTGTTTGCTTTGTTTTAGCGATCATCCCAATTGCGGGTTGGGTTTTTCTTCCGTTTGTGTTTATTTGGATGTTTTTAAGAATGCTTAAGAAAACAAGAAAAACGATCTGCAATGCGTGCGGAATTATTATTGCTGTCCCGCGCCAGCAGTACAAAGAATATATCAATTTTTTGAAAGGAAAAAATAGCAGTCTGCGTACATAACCACTCCCCTCAAATGAGGGGATTTTTTATGTAAAAAATTTTTAAAAAAAGTGTTGACTTAATGCGTTATCGCACTTATAATAAAATTAGAAAATGCGATAACGCATTAAAATAAAAAAAAAGGAGGAAGTAACGATGCAAAACGTAATGACGCTTGCTTGGGAGATTGCTCGGAAAGGACAAAAAAAGTTTGGAGGAAAAGTGAAAGAGTATATTGCTGAAGCTTTGCGTCAAGCGTGGCGCATCGTGAAAAAAGCTATGAAAAAAGACATGGCATCACCTGAAAAATTTGGATTCGTTGAATTGCAAAGAAAAAACGGGGTTATCTTTTTCATCGTCGACCATGTTGATGGTATGACGGTTACCTTGCTAGACAAAAACCCTTACAACGGACGGGTAAAAAGGTTACTCATTGACGACTACAAACTAGGCACAAACAAAAAATCCGGAAAAGAAGCGCGTTT